GACGAACTAGACGTTATGCGTGAGTACGTTGAAAAAGTCGGCGCTCCAAGTAACACCGAAAACGGTGTCAATGCAAAATCTCCAGTAGCAAGCGCAAACGACATGGGCGGTGACGCAAGCAACCTAGTACAAGGTGGCGAAGCTAAGGGTGGTTCTGCAAATAGCCCAAAAGAAGATAATGCAGGTAACGTAAACGTACCAGGTGGCAAAGCAAGCAAGTCTCTAAAAGGACAGAAAGCTAAGTCAACTAAAGAAACAGGTGCAGATGCAAAACCAGTTATCGGTGGCTAATATTAAGGACAACGGATGAGTAATTACTTACGAGAGCATTTGACATTTGACCAAGCAGGAATGGTCGTAGAGTCTGCTAATGAGGGCAAAGATCTTTTTATGAAAGGTATTTGCATACAAGGTGGTGTGCGTAACGCTAACCAGCGAGTATATCCTGTGAATGAAATTGGCAGGGCTGTCAAAACTCTCAACGATCAAGTAAGCGGAGGTTATAGTGTTCTCGGCGAAGTAGATCATCCAGAAGGACTTAATATAAACTTAGATCGTGTGAGTCATATGATTACAGAAATGTGGATGGATGGCCCAAACGGTTATGGAAAATTAAAAATCCTACCAACCCCAATGGGACAGTTAGTAAAAACTATGCTAGAATCTGGCGTCAAACTTGGCGTCAGCTCTAGAGGTAGCGGAAACGTTGTTGAAGGCAGCGGCGAAGTTAGCGATTTTGAAATTATCACGGTAGACGTTGTAGCGCAACCAAGTGCGCCGGGCGCCTATCCCACACCTATCTACGAACATTTAATGAATGCTCGTGGCGGTATGCAGGCATATGAATTAGCACAGGCAACTAAACACGATGCAAAGGCACAAAAGTACTTAAAAGAATCTTTGATTAATATAATCAACAGACTCCAATAATGAGGAGAATAATATGTTGGATGCACTAAAAACACTGTTTGAAAATGATGTAGTTTCAGAAGAAGTGCGAACACAAATTGAAGAAGCTTGGGAAGCAAGAATTAAAGAGAATCGTCAGCAGGTAACTGCTGAGCTTCGTGAAGAGTTTGCTCAAAAATATGAGCACGACAAAGCAACGATGGTAGAAGCTATTGACACAATGGTTTCTGAGCGTCTTGCATCAGAAATTGAAGAATTTGCTGATGATCGTAAACAGTTAGCTGAAGCTAAAGCAAAGTATGCTGTTGCAATGCGTGAAAATGCAGATCTTTTAAAAGGTTTTGTTATGGAATCTTTAAAGAAAGAAGTTTCTGAGTTACACGAAGATCAAAAAGCGATTGCTGATAAGTTTTCCAAACTTGAAGAATTTGTTGTAGAATCACTTGCAAAAGAAATTGCAGAGTTTTATGAAGACAAAAAAGATTTGGCAGAAACCAAGGTTAAACTTGTTAAAGAAGCCAAAACTAAATTCGCCGAAGTTCGTAAGAACTTTGTTGAAAGAAGTGCAAAAGCAGTATCAGAAACAGTAAGCAAAGCTCTAACTACAGAGATGACGCAACTGAAAGAAGATATTGAAGATGCACGTAAAAACGACTTCGGTCGCAAACTATTCGAAGCGTTTGCTTCTGAATACACAAACAGTTATCTCAACGAGAAGTCCGAAACTGCTAAACTTATGAAAGTGTTATCACTGAAAGATAAGCAATTAGCTGAGGCGCAGGCTGAGGCAACTGAAAAAGAAAACATTGTAGAAGCAAAAGATGCAGAAATTAAGAAAATTCTTAACGAAGCACAGCGCAAAGACACAATTTATGAACTAACTGCTCCTTTAAGCAAGGATCAGAAAGAGATCATGACAGATTTACTGGAATCAGTTCAAACTGCAAAACTACGTTCTGCATTTGACAAGTATCTACCATCAGTGATTGATGGGAAGAGTCCAGCGAAGCAGAAGGCACAATTAACAGAAGGCAAAGAAGTAACAGGCAATAGAGAAACTAACGTTAGTACAAACGCAGACGGTGACAAGAACGTAATTGACATTCGTCGTCTAGCGGGACTTTAATTTAAGGAGAAAAAAATGTCAGAACTATTAACAGGTCGCTGGCAGGAAACTAAAACTGCACTTCTAGAAGGCCTTCAAGGCACAAAGAAAGCTGTTATGGACTCAACCTTAGAAAATACTAGAAAGTATTTGGCTGAGACTGCAACTGCTGGTGCAACTTCTGCCGGTAATGTAGCAACATTAAACCGTGTGATCCTTCCAGTGATCAGACGTGTTATGCCAACAGTGATCGCCAACGAAATCGTCGGTGTTCAACCAATGACTGGTCCAGTGGGTCAAATCCACACACTAAGAGTTCGTTATAGCGACACAAAAGATGACGCTACAGCGGGCGAAGAGGCACTAAGCCCATTCAAGATCGCACTTGGTTATTCAGGTGATGAAGCAGGTTCAGATGCTGGTAAAGCAAATGCAACTGCTGCACTAGAAGGCTCAGCTGGTAACAGACTAAGCATTCAGATCTTGAAGCAGACAGTCGAAGCGAAGACACGTAAGTTGTCAGCTCGCTGGACTTTTGAATCTGCGCAAGATGCACAAGCACAGCACGGCATCGACGTAGAAGCAGAAATCATGGCTGCTCTAGCACAAGAAATTACCGCTGAAATTGATCAAGAGATCCTAGCATCTCTACGTTCACTAGCTGGCACAGAAGAAACATTCGACCAGTCAGCAGTAAGTGGTACTGCAACATTCGTTGGTGACGAACATGCTGCACTAGCAGTTCTAATCAACAGAGTTGCAAACAAGATTGCACAGCGTACAAGACGTGGTGCAGGTAACTTTGCTGTTGTTTCACCATACGCATTGACTGTACTACAGTCTGCAACAACTTCAGCGTTCGCAAGAACAACTGAAGGTGCGTTTGAAGCACCAACTAACACTAAGATGGTTGGTACACTAAACAACGCAATGAAAGTGTATGTTGACTCATATGCAGGCGACAGCACACCTGTACTTGTTGGATACAAAGGTTCAAGCGAATCAGACGCAGCAGCGTTCTACTGCCCATACATTCCATTGATGAGCAGCGGCGTTGTACTAGATCCGTCAAC